CTCTGGATGAGCTGGATCTTTAACAATAAGAATGTTAGTTGTGTAACTTAGCTTACGCTTTTGTTTACGAGCAATTTCTTTATTTGCTTCAGAACCAGAGTTCCAAAGTTCTGTGTTATATTCAGATACAGGATCTGCTTTACCTACAGAAGTTAAAGAATTTTCGATATACCATTTTCCACCTGGACCTTGGAATCCATGATTCCAAACTCTAACCCAAGGCAAGTCTTCGCCTTTAGGTGCAGGTAAAAATCGTAAGACAGCATAACCGTTGCCTGCTTTGTCTACTTCTGGAGACCAGAAGCGATCATCTGCGCCACGTGATTCTGCTTGGGGGTTTGCGATCTTTTCTACCTCTTTCATGAGGGAGTCAAATCCGCCGCGGGATTTTCTTAGATCAGATAGTGATGTGAATGCCATAATTTGCCTTTCGTATTAGCGGTGTATAAATTGTATGTTTAGTATTAACGTCGTTTGATTTTGAGTACTGTCGCGTAATCATAATCTAACTCTCCATTGTCATCATCTAATTTCTTAGCTGATGCAATATTATATATAAGATTCTTATGCTTGTCTATAGCATTTTTCTTCTTAATTGCCCGAAACTTTGTTTCTTTTTCCCGTTCGGTTTCATTATATCTTTTCTTACTCATTTGAATTTTTTAATAAACTCCTATTAATTATCTTTCTCTGACGAGACTGCAATGAATGGCCAATGAGAGACCTTGCGTGTAACGTCTGCCTGATTGTATGCCAATTTTACCAGATACCTTTGAGTCTCTTTTAATGACTCAATAGTCTGTCCTAATATTTCTCTTGTCACTTCAATCTCTTTCTCAAGACGCAGAATCTTCTGCGATGTTATGTCCAACTCTTCGTCTAAGTATTCCATTAAACTTTTCCTTATCAAACTGTAAAAATGGTTTGTATTTTCTTATCAGTCTTGATATATCTGGCCACATAATGTCATTACTGAGGTCTGTGTCAAAGTGTACCAGAAAAGGATTAATCTTTTCTAATATAACTAAAGTTTCCAGTGTTATCGTTTTTCTAAGAAATGCTTTAATTATATATGGATGCTGTGTTTTTGTGATTTTAAAAGCATCTTCAAATTGTTTATTATCTGATTCAAGATCTTCTATTAGGTTATCCAAATCGTTAGTAAAAATATAGGATAAACTTTCAATTCTTTTTTTCCATTCTGCGTAGCGTTCACTTGCTTCAGAATCAAATAGGCCTCCCCAACGATCTCCTGATGTAAAGTTGGCAACTAAAAAATTTGCTACTTCCTCATCCGAATATGTTTTAGATACCTTTTTAATAGAATATAAATCTTTACGTTTTGCGAAAGCTTGTCGGCTAGCTCTTACTTTACCTCGTTGAGCTATAACATCATAATTTTCGGTAGTAAAATGTAATTTCAAAGCAATATACATCTTATACACTGAGTATTCATCCATAATCACAGGGGTAACTTCCCTCTCTTTTTAAAATAGTTGCCGTCTTCTGCTTCTATTTGAACCTTATCTTTTAAGGATTGATTTATTAGTTTAGAAATAGATTCAATGTCTATATCTACTTCTTCGCAATATTGAATTATTGCTTCCATATAACTAATATCCTGTGCTGCAACTCTACCCTCAATATAAAGTGAAAATTCATTAGGCGATCTAAATTTCTTGGTTATAATTAAGCTATCTGTTAATATGTATTGTAATTCTTCACTCATACTTTTTCCTGGAATAATACGTCATCCATAAAACTCATAAACGTATCTTTATCCACACCAAAATTAACCATCATTGCCGGTGTGTGAGGATTCTTTTTCTGAAACCTACAATAATGATTATGCTTTTCGTAATAGTCTCTATCCGCATAGGGCACTCCTACATTATAAAGGTAAAAGTTTAAATTGTCAATAACTGTTTGTTTAAGTTGATCTAATTCTTCCTGCGTTTGTATATTGCCCGCAGCCAGCATATTTGGACTAAAAATTTCAAGTGCCCATTCAGGTAACTGTCTTGGTTTAGACCAAGTTAATTTAGACATCTTAGTCTGATACCATTCATATAAAAATGAATCTCCAACTTTAGAAAAATCATGAAATGCCCCAGTAATTTTATTTTGTCCGCAAACTATATCAAAACCAAATATAGGATCAGGGCAATTATAGTGAGGAAAAATACACATATGCATAACCCACATCTTTTTAGTTGCAGATGCATCTACAATTTCTATATGTGCTCTTCTAAAATTTTTACTAGTCCAGACATAATTTTTCCAAGAAAAATCCACATCAGTATGCGAATATTTAGGATTAATTTCTTCTATACTATATAATTTAAATTTATCTATAAGTGTTGTTGATAATGCTTGCGCCTGCGAAAACATTTCAATCATTATATTCTTTTACCATTTCAATGTTATGTTTAAATGCTATAATAGCTTCATCTGCTAAAGACACATCCAATTTAGATCTTACTGTTTTAATAAGTGTAGGAATATCCTCAAACTTATACATATGCCCACTGCCAGGAGTTAACTTAGCTAGTTGTTGCCCTCCAAACATATCTCCCATATGTCTAACATATACATGAGCTAATAACTTCTTAGGATCATCTTGTATACTGTCTAAGTATTGTAGATATGTTAGGGTAGACGGTCTAATCTTAAAAACGGTAGTTGCAAGATCTTCACAAAGTTCAGCCCAATCCTGTTGTGCTAATTTTGCTCTTTTAAGATCTTCTATACCGTCAAATATAGCATGTTTGGAAGCTAATATTTCCATTAGTCCATATACATGAAATAATTGATAAACATAATCTGCATATTTTTCTTTATTTACATTGCCTGCAAATATAGATTTTATAAATGGCTGAGATTCTGCTTCCGCATGAACATCGGCTGTCAATTCTTTTAGTGTGCTCAATTTGTTTTCCTTGAATTTGCTGCAGTACCGATATATGGTCTATGATCCCATTTATAGTCACGGTAATTGCCATTCTTATTTACATAGTGTAAAAATGCTTGTGTTTGTCTTTGACCTTGATACGCATCACGCCAATGATTTAACGTATCGCCTTTATAAACAATAAGATCACCTGGCCATAAGTTAATGGCTTTCTTTTCACCTGTTAAAGTTTCAAACCAAATTTCCCATGGCTCTTCATCAATGGAAATATTAACGGTTGCTGAATACTCGCAACTTGGTCTATCCTTGTGTATAGCCATTGTTGCCCCATTATAATATATCCTAGCATACGTGTACGTAGGATATAAATTTTTACCTGTTATTTCTTCTATAAGAGGTTGAAGTTGTAAGGATAATGCTTCGAACGGGAGTGCAGAATAATATGCGAAACTATTGGATATCTGCTCATCATTAAATGCAAATTTATTATCTTCACTTTGTCCGTTTGCCATGTATTGTAATTTTCTTAGCAACTCAAACTCTAAATCCATATGGTCTAGTTGTTCTAGAGGAAGTACTCCCCGTACAATCTCATATAAATCTGTCGCAAACGTTGGTTCATCTAATGTAGTTGTAGTCATATCATTATCCTAAAAAATTTGTGTTAGCTTTTAAGGATAAGCTAACAAACCCGTATTATATTAGAAACTACTTGTTACTGTGTTTCTTTATGCGCAGCTAATGCCTTGGTAAAACGATTAGCATGGCTACGTTCAGCTTTTGCTAATGTTTCAAACCAATCTGCTACTTCTTTAAACCCTTCGTCACGAGCAGTCTTAGCCATACCTGGATACATGTCAGTGTATTCATGTGTTTCGCCGTGAATAGCTGATTCCAAAGCTTCAGTAGTAGTTTTAGCACTCATACCTGTACCTGGATCACCCGCACCACCCTCGATCAAATATTCCATGTGGCCATGGGCGTGACCAGTCTCACCTTCAGCAGTACTACGAAACAAGGCGGCAATATCATTATCACCTGCTACATCTGCCATGTTTGCAAAATATAAGTATCTACGATTAGCTTGCGATTCCCCTGAGAATGCAGCCTTCAAGTTTTCCTCTGTGCGAGTACCTTTAATTTTTTCACTCATATAATTTTCCTAAAATCAAAAGCTGCGTGTATACTGTAGACGTACTGCGTCTTTTTCTTCGTCACCGAATGACCGGCTCCAACGAACTGCAACTGCGTCTTGTTTGGTAAGTGCATAACCCACTGCAACGTGTGCGCGTGTTGTCTCAAACAATTTCTTTGATTCAAAAGAATTACGATAGCGTCCACCTACATCTGCAGTCAAGCCTGCAACTAATGGAAACTTAACACCTGCATCAATAGCGTAATGGCTGAAGTGATCTGAGCTGGTAATTTTTTCACCAAGGCGTCCACCTAAATACAATGCACCAAAGCTTTTCTTTGCACGAACTTCAATACCTTGAGAAATAGCACCGCTACCAATTTCTGTTTGGCTGTTTTCCATTTTAATACTGTAATCAATACCATCTACTTTGTTACCAACAACAAGTGCTTCCTTGATGTTTTCTGCGCCGGTTTTGCGATTGCTTTCATCATAGTATTCCAATGATGCATAACCTTGAGCCAATGCGGCACCTGCACTAAATAAAAATGATACTGCTACTAACTTAATAATTTTTTTCAAAATAAACTCCTTTTTGTTTTTGAATAATAGGTTATTCTGTTGTGAGGAAACCTACCAAAACCCTAGGCAGCGATTATACTGCTATTTAGCACTCCAGTATTTAGAGTAATCCAAATTTTTCCAATAATGTTCGTTATTACGATACCAAAAGTTTTTAATAAGATACCATGCCATACCAAAGTATCCCATCTGTTGAAATCTTCTATTGTCCTGCCCAAAATAATGTTTTACTAGTTTAAATTTTTTAACGTCATACTTTTTAGAAAGAAAGAAATCTTCACTTGTACCAAACTTCTCAGGGAACCCACCCAATTTGTCAAACTGTTCTTTTCGTGTTAGCATAAATGCACCAATAGCAAAAGGTACTTTATATTTCATAATATTATTTACAGCATTAAACAACATAAAACCAAGCTGCGCTCTTATATCATTATCGTAACATTTTACATACAATCCGACTAAATCAAGATTGCTAGATTCTAATTCGTCTACTGCATCACGAATAGTATTAACATTAAAGAAACGAACATCGGCATCGATGAATAGAATATAAGGTGTAGTAACCAATTCAGCCCCTCGGTTCTTAGCAAAGCTCACAGGACCGCCGTCGATAATTTCAATATTCAATCTACCCTTGTTTGCTTCAATAACATCTCGAGTACTGTCTGTAGAACAGTCTGAAATAATAATTCTTGTACTACCTATCATTTGGTAGCGAAGATGCGTCAAGAGATTACATATATAATTTTCCTCATTCTTACATGGGACAACTATTGTTATTTTATCACTTAATTGCATACGTGTGTTTATGATCTATGGACTTTCGTAATGCTTTTAACCACAATTTCTTTTCTTTAACTTTATCATGATTGATACACGCTTGATACAACTTCTTTACTATTTTTTGAACTTTCATTATCGTTTTCCTTAGTCCAGGTTACAATTTCCCATCGTCCATTATAATGTTCAACAAGAGCAGTACAAGATTCAACCCAGTCTCCGTCGTTCATATATATGATTCCATCAATCTCTTTAATCTCAGCATGATGTATATGTCCACAAATAACTCCATCATACCCTCGCTTTTTACAATATCCTGCGAGGTTGTTTTCAAACTGAAACATAAAGTCTGATGCTTTTTTTACTCTATGTTTTAAATACTTAGATAACGACCAATATCCAAATCCAAATTTATGACGAACCCAATTAAAACGAGAATTCCAATCTAGAACTAAATCGTATAACTTATCGCCTAGAAATGCTAACCAAGGTGCAAGTCTAGTAATACCATCAAATAAATCACCGTGCGTTATCAGGTAGTGTTTACCATCAACACCTATATGTTCCGTTTGATTTTTTATTTCAATTAAACCAAAACTGAAACCATATGGTATCATTGGCCTTAAGAATTCATCATGATTACCAGCAATGTAGATTACTCTTGTACCTCGTTTAGCGTGTCCAAGAATTCTTCGTACAACATTGGTATGAGATTGCTTCCACCGCCATTTATTCTGTTGTATTTTCCATACATCAATAATATCACCTACAAGATATAAAGTCTCGCAAGTATTATGTTTTAAAAAATTATTTAACTTATCAGCTTGACAATCTCGAGTACCTAAATGAACATCACTTATGAATATTGTTTTATAGGTTCTTTGCATAAGTTACCTTTAAATTAATGATAGGTTATTCTGTTACGAGGAAACCTACCGAAACCCTAAGCAGTGTTTAGGCTGCTAATGCGAACTGTTCGTCGTTTGCGTTTACGTTTTTTGCTTGATTAACGGTCATCGCCTACCGTGCTGTCCACTCTGTTACTTGTTGCCCTGTCGAAACTATGCAGGCCCATCATAAAGAAACTTGTTTGAGATACTGCTCACCGTCACCGGTAACATACCAATACTCATCATCGTTGACTATGTATCCCGAGTCTGCCAAACTATC